CAATATACTTGCAGCCTTCCAATTGCACGTATCTTTCAAATACACTTTGGACGGGTTTGTTCTTTTCGGGTCTATCAATTGTGGGATCAGTTTGTAATCCTACAATCATATAATCACAATTTGATCTTGCTTCTTTCAACATTGCCACGTGTCCGCTGTGGAACAGATCAAATGCTGATGCTGTAAACCCTATCCTCACAGAGCAACGCCTCCGGGAGGTGTTAGATCAGGCGTAATGCAATGTAGTGCAACATATCCTGGGAAAAAATTATTTGCTGTGGCAATGCCCTGATCACAGTTTTCAAATTCACCCACCACAATGGGATTGCCATTGTAGGCTGCGATCATCCATACATATACTATAAATGATTTCAAAACTTTCTCCTTCCGTCAAATACGCATACAAAATATAATTCTTCCGTGCCTGCGTGAACACGATGAAACACACCGTCTTCTATTAAAACAGTATCGCCCGCTTCAACATTATAAGTCACATCGTCAAGTTCCATTGTTCCGTGACCTTCTAAGAACATGTAAACTTCTTCCTGTCCTTCATGCTTGTGTCCGCTTGTGCTTTTGCGTGGATTTAATCTTGTGCTACTAACAACAAGATTTTTTAGTGTTGTATTGTCCTTTACAATATAGCGGTCGTCATTCTTAACAACTACGCCTTCTATACTTGAACTTTTAAATTTCATTGTCTCTCCCAAGTGCTGTCTGCCGTGAGTTTAAAACTGCCCTTGCAATCCCAAGAAACTCTTTCCGGTTCTATTATGCTTAGGAACAGTTTATCATCGTATCCTACATATAGATGATACGTCTTTCCCACGACAGGAATAAAAGCATACTTTGCATTATACACGAGTTCGGTATCTTCTGCAAGAGAAACTAAATCAAAATATTGCCGTTTTAGATCCTCGAATCGTGTTTCCAAAAGATGCGTGGCATTGACTCCTCGTTCATTCTTGTGTTTAAGCACGTCAGGAATCGTAAATGCAGGAGCACCTACATTGGTTGGATATGGCATGGATTGCGGGTTATTCACAACCATGTCTGGTTTCTTCTTAGAGATCTCCGTCCTTCCTATTTTCGCTGTAATGCACATCAAACTCTCCGCCTGGATATCGTGCCTTGAGTTTCTCCACGTTTTCCTCCACTACTTCGTTAGGGTCAAGATCCAATGCTCTGCAAGTATTAACCCAATACCAAAGAATATCGCCCAGTTCTCGTTTAAGGTGAAAGCGAACATCCTCGTTCCAAGGTTTGCCTTGGAATATAACCTTTTTAATAATTTCATTTAGTTCTCCAGTTTCTGAACTCAAACCGATGCCACCAGTAAGCAGTAATGAAACATTGCACGGTGCTTCGTCCTGCACTTCTGCTTCTGTTTTGTGTGCATAGCCACTTAGATATCCCAAGCGTCCATACAAGCGATTTGGATCATTTGATTCGTCAGATGTAACCTTTTCTACGAATTCCTTGTATTTGTTTAGATCAATGTTAGACAATTTAAACTCCTCTAATTTACATATATTATATACTATCTGTTAATTACTGTCAAGCAATCTGGTAAATATTTTTATAACAATCGTTATGCAAAAGGAGAATCCCATGATTAGAAATCTTAATTTAAACCTCGAAGTAGGCCAAGAAATCCTTGTTGGCAAGAACAATAGCAAGGCTAAGATTACCAAAATTGAATTCCATCCAAAGTCAGGGGAGGTATCCATAAACACCACACGTGGGCCGAGAAAGGCATTGACCTTTAGGCTGTGTCCAGATAAAGCACTCAGTTATTAACTGCTATTTTATATCTAAATACTGTTATGAAATGGTTCATAATAGTGTTAATGATGGGAACCTATCCCGACGGCAGCAAGGATGTATTCTGGTATCAGCAACCTAAGTTTGATACAGTGGAAGAATGCAAACTTTATGTTGGCTACAATGCTGGTTCAATTAAAAGAGATATGCAGATAGAGTTTCAACTAAAACCAATAGACATGGTCTATTGTGTTCGTGAAGATAAACTTGATGTTTTTGGAGTTCCTACAGCAGTCTAATTATTAACAAATAGGCTTGGATCAATAGTGGCTGCTTCGCCGTCGTTATACTCTTTACCCCAATAGGCAAGATCGTTAGGTTTTTCTTTTTGATATGCAATGATTGCTTCAAGTTCAACTTTTTGAATTTCTAACTTATCACCGTTTTCGTCTTCTATTTTGAACTTTCTTGTCCAGCGACCATGTTCAACGAGGATCCAATCACCCACTTGATAATCCTCATTATTTTCTGGACCTTTGGCATAGACCCTACCCCATCTTGGTTTAACACCGTGGGTTTTCGCATCATCCGATGGAATATACAATCCACCTGCTGTTTTCATTTCACCAAAGTACATATCACAAATTAGTACATCGGCATGGATTGGTCTTACTTTGCCTTTAATCATTTCTCACCTATTAGTTTTTCTTTCTGTTTACTATTTCTTCTTTTACGGCTCTTGGGTTTTTCTTGTAATAATCTTGTAAAACCTGTTCTCTGGTTCTGATTACTTTTCCACCCTTGCCAATTTCATCACCGCGAGCATTTACTTTCATATTACCAACTGCTGGCAATTCTTCGTTTTTAAGATTGAGTTTCTCCATATCAATCTCTTTTCCTCGCATACTTCTAATTGTTCCCATATTATTCTCCTTTAAAGAATTCGTTTAGTGGTATATCGTATTTAATAGAATTTATCTTGTGGACCCCTAATAAATGAAGCACATAACTTGCTACGCTTGATCCACGTCCTACACCCCAAACGATATTGTTTTTTCGCAATGTATCTACTATGTATTTCATTTGTTTTAACAACATGAGTAAATTGCGTTTTTCATATTCAGCCAATTCAATCTTAACCCTATCTATTTCTTCATCTGTTCTGCACAAATCTAACACATATTTTTTGATATCCATCTCTTTATAGGCGTCTGGCATGAACCAATTATTAGGATTAAATTCTTTTTTTGGAATTGGATAACTTAAAAACTCACTTTGTATTCTATCAATATAGTTCGTTAGGTCGTCATTAGTAACACAGTGTTCCAAAATGTCAGTACCGTGTTTTGTAACGCCTTTTACTATCTGATCGATTGTGTTTGTTTTATTCCACATTAATTAGTTGATCCAAATCCTTATCATCATTTGCACGTAATTTCGATGCCATTGCTCTTCTTGTAATCTCATCTCTATATATTGTAACAAATGTTTGGAGTTGTGTCAACAGTTGACCCTTACCTAAACGTGCGGCTTGGGTATATTTTTTCCCCAATTCGGATATTCTATCGGTTAATTGTGTGTCCGATAATTGTGTTACATCTTCTTCGAAGGGGTGAAACATAATGATTAACTGAACTGTCCAATGTAGTGTAGGAAAATTTTATCTGCACTGTGTCTCCACACTTCAATAATTACAGGATCAGTGGTCGATGTAACTTCAAACGTGTGAACACCTGCTTCTGTTAATGCAGGAAAATTGGATTTTTTAGTAATTGTACCGCCTGATGTTAATACTGTTACGAGTCTCTTGGTTCCATCGCCATACAGTTCAAGAGTGACCTTGCCCATGCCAATTGGAGTAGATTCAGAAACAAAAACAGGATCTCCTGGAAAGTTTAAGAAATCCATGGTCAAATTAGCACCAACTCTGTAAATTTGATAGTTACCATTTTGGTAGTCAACAGTGGTAGGACTTGCTGTTACAGCGCCAGCATCAAATTTCTGTGTTCTGTTATTTTGGAGAAGTGCGTTTTGAATCTTGTTTAATGAAAAATCATTATCAAGATCAAGCCTTGCAGAGTCAGTCTGAAGGTCTGTGATTTCGTCTTTTGCATATCTTAGGCTGGTTTTAATGGTATCAAAGTTATCTCTGAAAACCTGAGTATCATTGTCCTGTCCAGCAACAGGAAAATTTTCATTGATGCTCAAATAATTAATATTGCTCGCCACTGTTTATCTCCAATTGTTAACGTATGTATTTATCATATGCTTATATCCTGCGTCTTAGGATATGATTCATTCTGTTTTGTTATTGATTCCTGCGGAAATTTTAGGTATTGATCCTGTATTTCTCCGTTGACTATATCAATGATGTAACGATCTGCAACAAAATCTATTAGTTTAAAGTCAAATCCCTTGGCTCTAATTTTAGCCATTATAGATTCTGATCTTCCGGGTTTGGTATAACAAAGCACCAGGGCCTTTGTATATCCTAATTCTACTGTTCCCGTATCCTGTATGCTACGCATCCAAAGAGGCAAAAATTCACGATCTCTTTCTCCGATCGCTCTAATTCTTCCTCTCATGTTTTTTACTGAATTTGGAAATACTTTCTGTAAATCGCTATCACTAACAAGCGGAATATCACTGTCGATCCTTATTGAACTCTGGCTAACCAATACCTTGCTGTTGATGTTATCCTTTAATTCAATCTCAGCATTTATGCTCGTGCCATCTTCTTTTTCATATTCATCTTTTAGATCAATATAAATGGCTTCATAAATTGTTTCCTGTGTTTCCGGATCTTTTGCTTTGGCTGATCTCAGATCTCCAAATGTGAATCTTTTTCTATAATGATTTCTACTCATTGCCTGTATGTATCTTACCGCTTCAACACTTTCAATTCCAGCAAATAATAAAGTCTTCAATTCTGCTTGAACACCAAAATTTTCATCTCCATATCGATACATATCCTCAGGAACAAACACGGTTCCGTCAGTAATAAAGTTAAACCAACTGAATCTCTTTTCTTTGCTTTGTAATGCCTTGCAATAAAGATTAGAAAATGTCTTTTCATTTTCAGCCACGACCTTTATGGTAAAGTCTTTTTCGGATTCAGCAAAATTTGCACCGTCAATTGCTTTAACTTTGAAATTAAAAATCTTGTCGTAACTCGTTTGATCATCATCAAACGTTGTATTAAAACTTCTTGAACCTGTAGAATCAATCAATGCACTGTCCTGATCATAGAATCTTGTCAACCCATCTTGATCACTATCGGAAAACTGTCTTACCTTACCCTGTAGTATTCCGGTTGGTAGAAATGTTAATCCTGGAGGTACCTCACCCGAAACAAGTTCGTATCTTATTCTTCCGCCATATAACAGACTTCGCGCCTCAACAAACAATCTACTTGGTTGATTTGGTTTGATGGTTCCGACATCGGTATTTGAAATCCATTCAATAGCACTTTCTATTTCACCTATGATGTCAACCGTAAATGTTTTAACAGCACTTGACACTCCAAGATTCCAATATTCCTCATTGTCTTCTGGTATTTCTCCAATATTATCCTTAACACAGACATATAGCAAATTCCCAAATTTAATTGCATCATTGACTGCATATGCAGTTGTTGAACTCCAATTTCCCCTTAGATTGTATGTGCCTTGTGCCAAAGAAGGTGGAAAGTTTACTGCTTCCATTGAAAATTTATAATTTTCAGTAACCGCTGCCTGGTAAGGAATTTTACCTGCGAGTTCACCAGATTGCCCATCCAGCACCAACCCAGGAGGTAAAACGCTTGGAGTTCCATCATCTGGATTAGTTTCTAAAAGAAAATAACTTATTGTACCAGTCAACGATGGGGGATCATATACATCAAGGAATATTGTAACATAATTGTTTGCTCTGTATCTTCCAAGATTTGAATCAGTGATCCAAAGTGGTTTTCTATCTCTGCTTGAATCTGCTTGGAATAGATTAGTGTCAACCTGAATAAGAGTATTGTCTGCTTGTAAAAATTCTTCAGTTACAACATAGATTTTAAACGTTCTGCTTACTGCGTTAACACCATCAGTTATTGCAACACCAAAGGTGTATATTCTACTTAATTTTTTAGGAGTTCTTCCTTGCTCACCATAGTCATATCTTTGGTCATCATAATAATATGAATCAAAACCAGTTGAATTATTCTTGGCTATATCAAGTGGAACCGTATCAAATGAATGTGTATCATATGCTCCAGTAGGTGTTGATGTGTAATCAATTGCAGCAACAGGCTCCGTGAATCCTGTTATTCTTCCTGTTTTTGAAAGTGTTAGACCCGGAGGCAGTGTTCCACTGTTAGGAATAACATAATACTGTAAAACATCTCCAGCAACAAGATCTCTGTCAGTTGCTTCAAGTTGAAAATCTACTCTTGAATCATCAAGAACAAAGTATGCTTCACCTTCTCCTACTTTAAGGAATCCTTCTTGTGTGATCCATTCAGGAAAGTCAGACCCATCAACGAACAATTTAAATGTTCTATCTTTCTCGTCTTGGGCATCGTACGCCCTAACGACAAATCTTTTTTCGGTAAATTTAGTTACTTCTCCAGGAGTTCCTTTTATTGCTCCTGTGGCTTGATCAAGATATAAACCCGTAGGTAGTGAACCCGCAATAATTTTGTATTGTAGATTACCGATATCAGTTGATGCTTGGAGTACTATGTTAACTGTAATTCTTTCTTCAAGTGTTCCAAGGTCTCCTGCTGGCGTTATCCAAGTTACTGCCATTAGTTGCCTCCTACGTTAGACCGCCACAGTCCAAATTTAAATCAGAATCAATAGTTAGAGTTGCAAAGTCAATATTGGCAGCCGTGAAAGCAAGTTGTAAAGCATTGGTAAAACCAGTTTCAGAAATTGGTCCAAAATCGAACGAAGTTAGATATTCCGTTACGGGAATGGTATTTTTAATATTGATTACACCACTTCCAGCAAGTGCGGTAACTTCAATATCCTTGACTCCTGTCTGAGAACCAGTTGATGCTGTTCCTTGAATTGTAATTTGTTGATTAGCAGAAGCCTGCAATGTTCCACTGTCAGTATCAATTCTTGTAAATGCATCTGGTTCCGTATTATTAACTATGATACTATCTGTTGCTTCATCAAGAACTATCTTAGTACCAGAAACAAGTTTCTTAAATCTTAATTCGCTACCAACCTTTTCCTTAAAAAGACCAACACCTGTTGTTCCCGTATTTGTTACCGTAACTGTAAGTTCGGCATTAAGATCAGCAAAGTTGGCATTGACCTTTTGAAACGCGGTTCTTAGATCATCACCAAGACCATCGTTTACCACGTTACCTATATTAATTGTTTGAATGTCTGCCATTTCGCTTCCTATATCTATATTTAGTGGAGATCTGCCCACCCTGCTGCACTGTCATTATTTGCATCAGCAGCATACCCTTGAAATTTTCCTGTTGTTGTATTGTAAACCATCATACCAAAAACTGGTGTGAGTGCATCTATTTCAGCCTGCGTAAGTTGTGGAGGCCCAACATATAACTCATTAAAGTTTTGATTAATCTTGTTAAAGGCAGTTCGTAGGGTATCGCCCGTTCTGTCGTTTGCGCTTGTTCCGATATTTATTGTACGCTTAGCCATTTATCTACGCCCCTAAAAACTTCCCAATGTTGCTTTTTTCCAAGCACCAGTACTTGTCTTAACCCAAATAAAACTGTCATCAACTCTAATTTCGTATGTCTGACCATCTGCAAATTCGCTTGCTGGAGTGGTAGATCCTGGAACGTGTATACCAGCGACCGTTCCTGTTGGACCATCTATTATGGTTGTTGAATCATCAGCAAACACCGAACCTGTTAGGTTACCGGAAATACTTTCTGATTCAATTGGTCCTACAATTTTTCCTTCCACTGCATCAACAAGTTTTGTTGAATCATCAGCAAATACTGAACCAGTCATGTCACCTGTTTGATAACCAGTTAAATTACCTGTAACATTACCTGTAACTCCGCCCGATGCAACAATATTTCTATTTGCATTAATTGTGTATCCTGAGCCTGCTGTTAAATCTAAATTGGCTGATGCAACAATCTGTATAGCACCTGGACCAGTAGAGCCACCATTTGCAATAGTAAGGTAACCGTCATATCCAGCCATCCAAGTTTGGCCTCTCAATGTGCCCCAAAGTTCATCTGCATAAACTTTGTTTTCTACAGCATCAACAATCTTTGTAGAATCATCTCCAAAAACTGAACCTTTAACATCTCCAGTGTGGTAACCTGTTGTATCGCCTACCAAGTTTCCAGTTACATTGCCTGTAACATCTCCAGTAATATTACCCGTAACATTTCCTGTTAGATTGCCAAAGAATCCACCAGCAGCATAAACTTTGTTTTCCACTGCATCAACTATCTTGGTTGAGTCATCTCCGAACACTGATCCGATGATATCGACAGTATTATCAAAACTAACAGTGACCTTATCGTTAGGGGCATCAGTTGTTAAAGTGATTCCATAACCTTCCGCAATTTCAAGTGTATCAGCAACACCATCTGCTTCTATGGTTGTTTGTCCAAATATTGAAACGAATCTAAATGCATTACCCGCCGGAGCACTGTTGGTAATTGTTGCGATACCAGTTGCCGTATCAGTAAACACGGTAATACCAGTACCAGCCTGTACTTCAATTACACCGGTGTTTGTTAATGTTAAAGTTCCTGTAGCACCGCTTGTTATAATTCCAACTCCTGCACTTCTTCCACTTGCAATTGCTGGCAATGATGTGCCATTTGATACAGAAATTACACCCGTATTTGTAACCGTTATGTTTCCTGTTGCTGCATCTACGCTTATACCTGTTCCAGCCGCAAGTTGTGTTACACCTGTGTTTGTGATTGTGATGCTATCAGCGGCTGATCCAGCAACCAATTGCATACCTGTACCGGAGTAAATTGACAGTGTGTCATTGGTATGATCCGCTTCCACTGTATCTCCATCATCAAGATTAATGTAACGGAAATATCTTTTTTCAGGATCAATAATTAGGTCACCGTTTATTGTTGAACCAAATGGTAAATCAACAACACCGGATGCACCCTTGATCTGGGCAGTACCAAGCCAAACACCATTCTGTTCATTGCCAGGAGTGTCTGAATATTCTGATATGTATAATTTTTTCCATGTATCTGTTGAGTCACCCAATGAGTATGTTGAACCCGTTTCTGGTGATACGCTGGTTGTTAAATTTTCAAAATCTATTGATGCAAAGTCTGAATATGCCTGTATGGTTCCACCACCGGATGAGTATGCATCATATGCCGTGCCATTGACGGCAGTGGTTAGTGCTTCATCGCTGTAAAGTAATAATTCATCATTGCTTGAAATCTGAACATAATAATCATTGTCGTCAAGTTGGCTAACACCCGTACTTCTGATAGTCACTCTCCATCCATTGGACATGTTGTGCTCTCTCGTACAGGTTATCTTTACGGGATTGCTTTGGTCAATGTTTGCAATGGTTATTGGTGAATAAGCAGCAACAGAAGCACCAATGATTGAAAAGTTTTCATTGATTTGATCAAAGGCTGATTTTATTCTGCTCCAGACTAATGGAGCCTTTCCTGGATTTATATTATTATCGTATGCCATTATGATCTGCCCACCGCTACTTGAATTGTTCCAATATGATCACTATCGTAATCTTCGATGGCTTTACCAACAATTGTTCCTACCTTAGGATCTGTTGAAACTGTTGCCACACCATGTATACCTGCTGTTACGAGTATGTCACCCTTCTTAATTTTTCCTACGACTTTACAAGGAACTCTACCAGTCAATGCAACAAGGTTCTTCTCACCTGGGCAAGCAGTATACATCACATAGGCTGCCGTGTTGGATACAACACCTGCTACCCTTGTATCGCCTTGTTTGTTTGAAGTTGTGACTTCCTTGTCACCACCAAATACTAACACCGTTCCGACTTCGTATTCCTTGTCACCCTCGTAGTATTCCGCAACGTCCGCTGAGTATGTTGCCTCAAATCTTGATTCGTTTGGTGATGTTCCTGTTAGCGTCCATCTACCAGTTATCGTTCCTGCGGTTGTGTTTCCGCCAGTTGTAATTGCATTTACCTGTATGCTTGAAGCAATGATAGGAGCATTTGCAGTACCTGCCTGTGTTCTGAATTGGTGGGTGTTATTATCATAGTAAGTAATCTTATCAGTGGTTAGCGTACCATCCTGTAGATAGATACCACCGTTGGTTCCATATGTGTGTAATCTTACGAAACCACCCGATCCAGTTGTGCCAGTGTCAAGCGTTTCAATACCATCAACATAAAGTGCTTGTAGGTCAGCATATCTTCCACCAAAGTCACCATTTGAATCTCTTCTAATTAATTTGTTTGCTTCAACCGTTGAACTTGAACCAGCAGCGTAGTTGATTACTGCATAGTCGCCATCCAATGAACTTGACGAAGCACTTATTCTTGCAAGGAAACCAACGCTTGAAAATTGTGATTTCTTAACAGCACCACCGGTATCAACGACCTGAGCCATTGACACATCAGAAGCATTTGCAGTTGTAAGAGTATTGTTACCCAATACACTTGTGGCAGCAATCTGTGCAAGTTTAGTTTTAGCAACACCATTGGCTTTTAGTGTTACGAATCCATCAGTTACAGTGAATACTGCACTGTCATAACTTGATAGACCACTTGCTGCCTGCTTGACCGCAGCAGATCCTGTAGGAGCAGCCGCTCTTGTTGTTCCAAGATTCATCAATAGTTTGCTCTGCGCAATGTCAGCAGCACTATTGATATCAGCATCTAAAATTGTATCAGGATTAATTTGTGCATCAATTGTGTTTGCAGTTGAATCAATGTTTAGGCTGATATCTCCAACCACCGAACAGTTAATAGCATCTCTGTCGTTACCAGTAAACACCAATATTTGGTTTGATTCAAGATTATTAAAGGTAAAGTTCTGTAAGTTATCAAATGTTAAACTTCTAAGGTTTAATGCGTCGGTTGGATCCACAGGATCTGCAACCTGTACAATTTTATTATTACCCATCTGTAGTTGGCCTTTCATAGCCAACTGTCCGCTTAATGCTACAAAACCACCACTGGTCGGTGGAATCAAGTTGTCAGCAGTTACTGACGAACCACCATGGGTTACACCAAGCCTTCTATCAATGTAAAGTCTTGTTGCGTTTTCCGTTGGTACAGTATCAACAGCGTTATCAGTAAATCCTGAGTCTGTTGAGAATTCAGCAATTGGAACACCACGCTTGAATCCAATACCATCCAAGTTACTCAACGCAATCGCTGCGGAGAATGTTACTCGACCAGTACCTTGGTCAACTCGGAAGTAAGGACCAACGCTAAAGTTACCATATTGGTCAGTGGTTACATAGAACACACGTCCAACATCTCTTTCTTCTGTTTCGCCGTCGGCATTAATTGCATTAACTGGTGGACCGTAAATTTCGTTTGGATAGTTTGTGTCAGCGTAAGATCCCGTACCAATGTCAAGTAAGTCATGTGATGTAACACGTGTTAATGAAATTCTAATTGTTAATGTACCATCAGCACCCAGCGTTCTAATAGGAACTGCTGATCTTGCCGTATAGGTTGCGCCAAATTCAATAATGCTATCTTCCAGTGGTCTATTAAGTGTTACACGTGCATATGCTTCGTCAAGATCCTCTTCTGATTCGTATGAGTCAATAACGTACTCCTCACCTTGGAAGTATAAAATTGATCCCGGAACCCTCGTTCTTTCTTCTGGAGCAACAGGTACAACTGCAAAACTTGAATCTCCCACCCTACCAGTCACGAGTGCATAACTTTGTGTTCCAGACTGTGTTCCGCTGGTGTCTACTTGAACAGCAGCCCCAAGCGTTGGATATTCAAGACTGATAGTAAATGTATCAGCACTTGGAGTTGAATAAACAAAATAATGAGAAGTAGCATTAATACCAGTAGGTAAATCTCCAGTTGTTTCAAATCTAATAACATCACCTTGGCTTAGTCCGTGAGTTGTTTTTGTAATTACTGCCGGACTTGCCACGCTTATGGTACAGTTTGTAAATGCTCCAGGAGTTACGGGGTTAGCACCAGATGTTCCAACTGACTCACCTGGTTTATAAATTGTTAGGTCGATGTAGTTATAGTTTTCTCTAAGTGTGGTTCTTGCAAGACCTTCTGCTGCTGCATAATTAGTTCCGGATCCGGCTCCAGTTACGTTTACGGCAGTACCATTCTTGGCCGTTGAAATGTTAAACTTGTGACCAGTAAGTCCACCCTCAAGAACAAAATAGTCCTGTGATCCACTGATTCCCGTTGGAAGAGTTCCGCCAACATTTTGGAATGAAACAAGATAGTCTGCTTTCTGTTTGTGAGGTATGATACATTTAATTGTTAGGCTTGATCCATTGGTAAGCGTGTAAACTGAACCACCCAGAGATGCTGAAACCGTAAATTGATTGTAGTTAGGAACATCAATGATGTAGTAAGCAACACCGCTATTAAATCCATTTGATGTTGATTGCGGAAAAATTACATCATCAACTTTTAATCCGTGTGGCTGACTGGTTGTACAAACATTGCTTGCAATGGTAGTTATTGTTCTTAGATATTGAATTTCGGTTGGCGAAGCCGTGCTAATTAATACTTCATCACCAAGATATGTATCTCCTGATGTTAAACCTCTCGTATCTTCATAGTTTTCAAATTGTAACACACGATAAACATCAGTGTATTCGTTTAGTACCAAACCAGTTGATGGTCTTGTTGCAACATCAACAATGTCACCAGTTAGAATAACCTGAGAATTTGATCTCAACGTCATTACCGTGCCATCTGTGATTTGATCAAATAGTCCTTCGAAATTTCCTGTTTCGTCTGATGTTAAATTAAGTCTTGCAACGCCCGCGGGTAAATCTGTTGTTGTAACAGAAGTCACAGGATATCTATAAATTAGGTGTCCGTGGTCGACTTCAAGTTCCGAATTGTTTAATGGAGTGTAATCATAATTTGTTACATAGATAAACAAACCATTTGCTGTGTTGGCATATGAAGGAGTTGGAGCATAACAGTCAACTCTCTGTGTCAATTCATGATACAATGATACCGGTGTTGGAACTTCGAGTGGATCACTACCTTCCGCAACCAATGCATACACACCATGTGAACTTGAACCACCGATACTTCTAATCTGCGCACCGTTCAGTGACATGTATGACGCATAACAGTAGTAGGTAAACATTGACACTGCTTCTGTCAAGCCACCGTTGGTAGCCAACAAACCATAACCCATGTCAGCAACCTGCGTAAAGTCGTTTGACAGCATTGATCTGTTACCAGGCATCAATACTTCATAAATTCTTTGATAACTGTGTGTTCCACTTCCTGCGCTGGTCGTTGCCACGAGTGTATCACTACCAAATGTTGTTGAAAGCCTAAATGTATTATTTGTTCTTCCGCTTTCAGCAACGTAGTATTCTTTTCCAGCAATGATACCTGCTGGAAGAGAACCAGTGGTTGAAAACACCACCGAAGCGCCAGATTCAAGTTGATGGTCGTTGCTGGTAATAACGCAAGGATCAGCATTACTAATTGTTACACCACTGACCGCACCAGGTGTTAAACTGATAGGAGTTGTTTCATCAAGAACAAATGTTGCCGTGCTTCCGCTTGGACTGTAAGAATAATCTCTTACATAGTTAATCTTGTATACATCATCGCCTACGATAAACGAAGCAGGCAATTGTGGAAATCTATCTAATCCACTAACACCAATTCTTGTTGAGGATGTTGAAGTCTCATGCTTGAATTGTAGGTTACCTGAGAACCCGTCAACGAACATACCACCTGCAAATGTTTGTGCATTAATTGATTTGGAGAAAGAAGCACACTCCTGTGCATAAGGTGACTTAGCAAGTATCTGTCCTTGTGGATCAAGAATCATTGAGAAACCACCATGCCCTTGCATGGTCATCGCTCTTAGTATTACTGCATCATTACACAGGAACACATCCATTTGATCATTTTCTTTAGGATAGTTTACTGATCCACTATTGTCAATGACGTCTTCAAGAGCATCGAACAACTCACCAATAACGGTATCGGCATCAGTTTCTCTCACATATGCATTATCAATAATTTGAGGGAATACTTGGTTGTAAACTGTGGTAATTGAATTGTTGTCAATTACATTTCCGATTAATGTTTCCAGATGTTGTAAGGAAGCAATGGTCTCGGATAATTGAGTGGTAATTGCTATTCTACCACTTGCATTTTGATAGTATTTTAAACCTGCTGATATTGTTCTATTGTATTCACCATACTTCAAATCAAAGATCATTGCGTCAATGATCAATCCTGCATCACGCTTACAGAGGCTTTCGTTATACGTAAATGAAGTTGTGAATGGTGCTATGTTGTTTGCTATCTGATAATTGATCCAGGCAGTAACTTCGTTTTGTAAGAAGTTTCTATTCAAACGAATTAATTCTGCCGCTGAATTATAACCACCACCATTGTTGATCTTAGGATAAACAGGTTGTGTTGAATCATGTAGGTAATGATAACCATACAATTGTGTGGCAGTTGTCATTCCATCAATTGTCGTGTCTCTTCTAAATCTTTGGAATGCCCAAGGAGAACTTGAAGTTCCCTGTCTTGGTTTAATAATTACACGTCTAAATTCATCACCAACGATGGCAACGTTTTGTGGAACCTTTAATGGATAGTTTTCTTCGTATATTCCACTTTCCACCAATACTGTAATCTGTGTTTGGTTTGTGATATCGCCATAGGAAATTGGTTCACCATTTTGGAATGATCCATACTTGATATCAACATCAAATATTTCATTTCCTTCTGAATCCAATGCTCCTTCGTGTGCAAGAATCTGAGCAAGTGCACCTGATGTCTCTCCCTTGAGATACAATCCTTCTCTTATGTCTCTTCCTCTAAATGCCACTTCCGTATCGGTTAATACGTCACCAGTAAAGTCTGTTCTGAATCCACCAGTGGCTAAGAAGAATCTTGGAAGGTCGGCAGTAACAGTTGGTAATGTTGTAAAACCAGAACCGCCATCAGTGATATCAATTTCAGTAATTACTCCGCCCGTTACTGTAGCGGTACCAAATGCGCCGGTTCCACCACCACCTGTAACTCGAACTGATACAAGACTGTATCCACTACCACCTGATGAAATTGTAACATTGTTTACCTTGTATGTTACATCAAAAGTTACTCCATTACCGAATGAACTGTCCGTTGTTGTAGCAACACCAGACGAACCAGGTAGTACTGTATAGTTACCTGATGAAAGTTGTCTAAATGTTACAACGGCACCAGGAGAAGTTGCTGTTGATAATACTTCATATCTCGCAGGAGTCCCAGTACCTCCGGAGAGTGTAATAACATCTCCTGCTTCGTAATTGGAGCCAACACTGTTAAGAGTAATTGTGTCGACACTCATTCTTGGTGCTCCAACAAATCCTGCTCCCGAACTTGGAGAAGTATCAATCTTGCTTAGTGTTACAACACTCGCACCACCATTATAAGTTAATAATTTTTTGTAAGGACCAATATCATCATTTGATTCAAGTAAAATTTCTTCTGCACGTTTAAGTGCTGCCTCGAGAGTTCTATATGCGTATGCAAGTGCTCTACCCTGTAGTGCGGTACTCACTCCTGGTCTTTCGTCTTCACCTGAAGTTGCAACATATAAATTGACCGAACTACCAAAAGCAGAACTGTCAACATATTGTTTAGTTGCTGCAATCAAACCATCATAGGTTTCGTCATCATCTGGTTCTGGTGATCTTGAAAGAATTAATGGTCCACTCATTCTACCAAAGGCAGAATTAACTGTTCCAGTCTCAGGGTCGATAGCGTTTACGCCTGCACGTGAAATTTTTGTGTCTACATAGGCTTTGTTTGCTGCTTCTGTGTCTTCAGTAGGTTCAGCAAGATCCTTAATCTTGTATGTGTTGCCACCAAATTGTACTGATAAATTTCCACCAAGTTGTGGTGAAGGATCTCCGGAAATTTCACTGAATTCAGTGGAAATAATAATTTGATTTTCGTTACTGGAATTGTCAATAAGCACTCCAGTGCCGCCAGTGATCTGTTTGAATTTAAGTCCGTCAGTTGTTGGGTTAACAGCAACTACCGCATTTTCCTGCCCGATGTATGAGGACGGTGTATCATCAAGTCCTGAAAATGTTAATTTTTCGCCAAGCCCGAGCGAACTGTATAGTTCTCTAAAGTTATCATTAACTTTACTAAACGAATCTCTAATACTATCGCCGGTACCGTCATTACCAACTGCACCGATATCAATAACTTTTCTTGCCATCTTTTCCCCTGAAGGTCCTTTTTACCCAAGTATTTATCAATTCATTCTATAAGCCTAATGTAAAACTGTAAATACTACACTATGTTTTTAGGTACAGAACAAATTTTAAGCGAGCATATACGCAGGAGCAAACTGGGTAAGGAACACAAGTATAAGCGTGTTAAAACCATAGTCAAACTCCAATGCGATAACTGTGACAGTGTATTTACCAGGGATCTTAAAAAGATCAGCAGAGCCCGGCTAAACAACAACTATTTTCACGTATGCTCGAATTGTGATGCAAAGAGATTTGCACAGCGCAAGGGCGTGGAGCAGAAACAGATATGGAACATGCCTGCGAGTGCTGACCTTCCAATATCAAAATATTAGCAGTTAATTAAAATCCTACGCTTTCGCCGCAGCCGCAACTTGATTTAGAATTGGGATTGTTTATCTGTAGATAGGAACCAAATACTTCTTCAACATAATCTATTTCGGTTCCAACAAGAAATAGTAGACTGTTTGAATCTATAACAAATTCACCATTGGGTAATTTAATAACTTCATCACCAAAATCTTTTGAATCTGTCATTTGCCAGTCATAGGAAAATCCAGCGCACCCACCGCCCTTCATTGATAATCGAACGATGGGTTTACCGGTTTTTTTAATTAGGCTTTCCATGTGCCTAATTGCAGAATCTGTTAGATTAACTGCATCTGGCATTATTCACTCTTCCAAATAGTCCACGCACCGTATGCGATTGCCGCATATGCGAGTAATCCTGCAAGAGGTTTAGCAATTAAAACTACAATGCCGAGCGCAATTAGTGCTGCTCCGTCCCACGAAGTTCTTTCTGTGAAACGCTTTGCTACCCATCCTTTGAATTTATCTAACATAGTTTTTCTCCTTATTTAGATTTACGAGGTCTGCCTTTCTTGGCAGGCGCTTTTGCTGCTGGTTTTTTCTTAGCAGCAGGTTTCTTTTTCACTTCCATTTCTTTAGTAAGGACCAATGGTTCCTTTTTAGAAGGCGTGAAAAGATTCTTTAACCAATTTAACATTTTATTCTCCTGTAAGTCTTTCGTTAACTGTTGACCAGTTTATGATTTGCCATATTGAATTTAGGTATTTGTCTTTGGTTGTATCAAGCAAATATGAGTGTTCCCACATATCAACAAGGAATGCGATTTCAGTTCCTTTCTTAAAATCTTGATTTGGAATTAAGTCTAATTTGCCTTTTACATCCATGTAACACCAACCACTACCTTGTAGGCTTTTGGCTTTTTCTATGAATGTCTCTTTGAATTTTTCAAAGGATCCAAACTTTTTGTTTATAAGTTCTTCGGATGCTTCTGAAGGTTTGTTTCCTGAACTTGGAGATTGTAGCATCGGCCAAAAGAGATTGTGTAGGTGTGCACCACCAAAGTTAAATGCATCATCGCCCTCTTTATTGTTGTAGCGATCAACATATCCTTTTGATAACACTCCGTAGTGTAAATCAACGGTTTCTTTGCTCATAACTGGTTCCAATGCATCTCGGGCATATGGTAACTTATTAAGAACCAGAGTAGGACGTTGCTTTTCTGCTTCCGCTATAAAATCTTTAAGTTCTTTTAGCATCAGATGTATTTATGCATATTGCTGATCAGACTCATAAAGAGCGATGCTTGCCAAATTCTTGGCCTTGCTCTCCACCATGATATCTGCATAATCTCGGAATGATAGAGCCCATTCATTGACTGCTGTATTCCACATAAAGTCCGAATGCGCTCTTAGTTTCTGTTTCTTGTACCCTTCGGTTAATAGAAAATCCATGTTAGGTCTTTTATCTGTAGGATGATCTACAAGCACATCTTCACGGCTAACACTGTAATGAATTACAGGACGCACACCACGCCAACTATCTACTATGCGACTAAATCTATCGTCGGTGGGTTGAATGTATTCTCCACTATTGACCCAGTGATGGTGTATGTCAAGAACGAGTGCAACGTGGTCGGCAAGTTCGAGGCTTGCGTCGATGCCCCAGGACATTTCGTCATTTTCGATCGTGATTGTGTTTCGTGCTTCTGGCGAGAGTCTCGGTAATACATCAATGATCCCTTGTGGGCCTTTTCGACCGGAGATATGCACATTGCATTTCGCATCTTGAAATGATTGACCGTAACCCATCCAGCGCA